CGCCCCTGTTGGGCGCCACCCTGAAGTGTTATACTAACACGTCCACATGTATGCCATCAGTAACGAGAACGGAATCATATCCGGGTGGGTCCGAAGATATCACCTTAAAGTGTATCAAGGGCCCGCCTGAGATCTATCCAGACTACGTGCTAAGTCGCGAGACGAGGGGTTATTCCCCTTATTTCGAGGCCTACACACCGAACTCTGGTGGATCGCGAAGCCAGTGGAAGAACTTTGAGCATTACAAGAGTGCTCAAGGCCAACCCGCTAGCAATGCTTCGAGTCCTGTCTACGGAGAGGTAGTTGGCTTCTGGCCAACTGCTTACTCTACAGGCAGTTCGAAGGATCCATTCGTGGGATATGTGCGTGAATCTCAATTCACGTACTCGTTACCGTTCGGAGATCCAGGTCGACTTGATATCGACTTGCCTCCTCTGTATAGTCCTCAAGGCGATGGTACTTTTGTGCCAGCGCCCTCAAACTTAGCAGATCTGGAAAACATGGCGTTAAAAACCATGCTACCAGCTATTAAGGCCGAGATCAGTCTTCCCAACTTCATTTATGAGTTGAAAGACTTGAGAGGAACCATACAGGCCGCCAAGAAGCTCTTGCTTGCTCCTGATTTTATCAGGGCAGTTAAGAGTCTTGCTTTGCCTAGAAACGCAAGTTTCAAGGACTTGGCGAGAACGCTAGCGGGGCATTACTTGAACTATTCGTTCAACCTTGCACCGCTAGTATCTGACATTGGCAAGATCCTTCTTGCCATGAAACGTATCGAACGTCGTTTAAACGACTTCGTCACACGTGCGGGTCGAGTCCAAACAAGGCACTTTCGCTTTGCTTGGCAAGAGTATCCTGACAGTACGAACGACTGGAGCTACGGAAATCGAATCGGTTACCAAACCGGTTGGATTATGACCGAGCCAGGTTGTTCACGTCAGGTGCTCTATGATTCGACTATATTCCATGCGCAAATCCAATATAATTATAATTATAATGGATTCCAAGCCGAGCATGCTCGGCTGCTGAGTTATCTGGACGGATTCGGGATTAATCTTAATCCCGCGATCATCTGGAACGCTCTGCCTTGGACCTTCGTGCTAGACTGGGCAGTGGGCATAGGCCCATACCTGGATAGCTTGAAGGTTGCTAACATGGAACCGCAGATCAACATACATAGATACTTGTGGTCTGTCCTTCGGAAGCGCCGTATTGTTGTAACAACAGCAACACGGAATGCCTACGATGACAGCTTCGAGTATCGCACCACGTTACCGGTGGTCACACAAACGGCTTATCGCCGTCAAGTGGGATCCATCGGGGCCAGTTCGATTGAATCGAGCGGGCTAACTATGAAAGAAGTTAGCCTCGGCGCAGCGCTAGTGATTGCACGGCGCAGGCGTTGAAAACAGTCTTCATGTATCTTTAACATGACCCTGGGAAGGGTTACATCTCATAACACGAAGCATGCTCGCAAACACACTCAATACAAACGAGATCAAGGACTCCGCAGGCGTGGAAGTTGAATTCACACGCATCAAGAGTTCCGGCCGTGAGACCGAGTTCGCCAAAATTGGCGAAGCCCCGGCTCTCCCACTCCGCTTGACGATTAAACACGTCGAGACGGGTAATGGGATCAAGAAACGTCGGCGATCGGTGTGTCGATTTGACAAGACTGTCATGTCGACCGTCGATGCCACGGTTCCCGTGGTCGTCAGTGCCTACGCAGTTTTGGATTCCCCGATTGGGGCCCTGACTGCGAACACTGAACCCACGAACGTTCTCGCTTACTTGATGTCGTTCATTGCCTCACTTGGGGCAACGACGACTATCTTGTATGACGGGACGGGGAACGGCGCGAAGACACTCCTCCAAGGCGACCTTTAATCAATCGCCTCGGAGAGAGTGATCCCTTGACCACCTATCTAACCCAACTGCTAGTGCTATGCCGACGGGCATAGCAAGAGCGGATGGGGACAGCCTCCCATCGGGTATACCGCTATCGCGCGGGCCCGATCGGAGGTTGATAGGTGGTGCTCTAAGAAGCAATCACAAGCCCTAGAGTGAACGTCAGTGTGTGACGCGCAGAGACGCTATCACGAACAAGTAACGCGAATTGCGGGTATTCCCCGTCGTTCGCTGTTACCTTTTCGATGCGCTCGTAGCTGTACACGCCGTTGTTCCGAAGACAGGAGGCAGCATGGTTAACACTGTGCCTGTCCCCTGTTAGTATGATGGTGCCACTTCCAACATTGTAAACCGTAAGAACTACGGCCTTCTCTGTTGGAGTGTCCCACCGACCTAACACGTCGGACTTAGTAGTTGCAGACTTAGTTTGCTTCTCTTTGTTCATGGCTCTGGAACTAACCGAACTGGACCGATTCCGTTACTCTCGTAGTCGATACTGTGGTTGCCCTTGCCATCAATGGTAAGGATGCAATTCGCAATATACGAATACGGGTAGACGGAAAACACGTCCAGATCCTCGGTTAGTATTGGTTGTGGTGTTGGGCCGTTCCAATCGAACTTAATAGCTACGAAGAGCTTAGTGGTTTTGTTAAACCGCCATCTCGTCGTAAGCGTTCGTTCGAATTGGTCGACCCCTTTGGGTTTAGTACTCATTGTCGATCAGCAATCCATGCTCGGTGAAAGGAATCACGTATTAGTGTGGCATGCTCTGAGAAAGGAGACCATATGGTTCCTTGTAAGAGCTCAGAATCCGTTGAAATCGGACTCATAACCACGCTTCTACGTGACGTACGGATACGTCACACGAACGTGTTTAACACTTCGGCCCTCAACAACACCCTTAAACAGGTGTTGAAAAGGGTTGATGCCGAAGGAATAGGTTTTCTGACGAAAACCTTACCCCGCCTGGGAAAAGCCTTTGATAAGGCTATTTCCGGGACAGCACCGCTTGACTCTACCCAACTCTACTTTAGTGTGGAGAAGGGCAGTAAACTTCCGAGGTTTCTCGGTGAGTTCTTCAAGAGGGTGTTATCCGCAGACGGGATGCTCCTTGAGCATCCGTGTGCAGTCAGTGTCGGTGTAATAAGGGATATTTGTTACCTGTTTTACAAGTACGAACTCCCCTATTCCGATGATCAAGAACAAGAAGTCATTGCTAAGTTCGAAAGAACCGAACAAGACCTCGTCCTCGTGGAAGCGGCTCTCCAAGAAATTGGATCCGCTTCTTATAACACTAACCATCGTGGTGGTAAAATCCCTTATAAGGATTATCCGCCGCATATGGTAGTGCGCGATGCTAGAAGGCTATTACAAGGCCTATTTAGCACCTTCGACCCGAAAGACATCTACCCTAAGCACGGACCTGGGGCGGTCTCAACTAGAGAACGCCTTCAAGAGAAGTACTTATGGAAAAATGTCTCGGCGAAGATCACAGACGTGTATCCCTTTGATGAATATTTTTGTTCATCACTGGGGCATGTTTGTGATACCTTTGATAGTTTTAAAACTATCACAGACACTGTCAATAGTGCCAGAGTTATTCTGGTACCTAAAGACAGCCGCGGGCCCCGTTTAATCTCGTGCGAACCCGTTGATTATCAATGGATTCAGCAAGGGTTAGGTGGGGCCATCGTGGACCTTGTGGAGTCGCATCCCCTAACGAGGGATAATGTGCGCTTCACTGATCAGTCACCGAACCGGTTTGCCGCCCTAATGGGTAGCAAGACGGGCAGGTACGCGACCCTGGACCTTAATGAGGCCTCAGATCGCGTTTCGACTGCGTTAGTTCGCCTGCTGTTTCCAGACACGGTATTACCGTATTTGGAAGCGTGTAGGACTTCATCGACAGTACTCCCCGATGGACGAGTACTAGAGCTCAGAAAGTTCGCGCCGATGGGAAGTTGTTTATGCTTCCCAATCTTAGCGTTAACCGTATGGGCTATACTCGCTGCGGGGGTCGACGACACAGATACTCGCGAGAGTATTTATGTGTACGGAGATGATGTGATTGTTCCGACGCATTACGCGCCGTACGCAATCAAACGGCTCGAGGCTGTTGGCCTAAGGGTCAACAGAGACAAGAGCTGCACCGGTGGACTCTTTAGAGAGTCGTGTGGCATGGACGCCTTCCAAGGCGTCACCGTCACTCCCGTGCGTTTACGCACGGTCTGGTCATCATCACCTAGTCCGGAGGTCTATACATCTTGGATTAGCTATGCTAATTCATTTTATGATAGACAGTATTATGGTACATACGACTATGTCGTACAGAATCTCCTGTATGTTTACAAGGAGATACCTGATGCAGGACTTGCAAGGATGCAAGTACCTGCACTTACCGTGGTTCCCGAACATGGGTTACCTAAACGGGCCCGCACCAACAAGCGCCTTCAAAAGCGCGAAGTTTATGTGTGGTCCGTTCAGAGCCCCGTAATTAAACGAGACATGCCGGGCTGGTCCATGTTACTCCGCTATTTCGCTGAATGCGGTAATGCGAGAAATCGCATTACTCGTAATCGGCGTGCGGAACATGGCGAGCTCACACCACCTCGTTATACGTTAGAACATGAACAAGTTCTTCAGAATATAGATTCTGAGGAGCCTTTTTCGGTCCGTCAGTACACGAGACGTTCCACTAGCATGCTAGTGAAGCGTTGGCTATGAG